TTACGGGGTAATGCCAACCGTTGCCGCCACTTTGTCGCCACTTGGCAGCGTTGCCAGAGGATTGAAACGGAGCGCCGTTTCCAGATGATCCGGTGCCAGATGTGCGTAACGCATAGTCATTTTTATATCGTGGTGTCCGAGAATTTTTTGTAAGGCCAGAATGTTTCCACCCGACATCATGAAGTGCGCTGCAAACGTATGGCGCAGAACGTGTGTGAGTTGACCGCGAGGGAGCACGATAGACGTTTTTTCCATCACGGATAAAAATTGAAAATAGCAGTCTGTGAAGAAATTGAACCCATCGAGCGCCATGATCTCTTCGTAAAGCTCTTTACTGATAGGGATGCTTCTGTTTTTCTTCCCCTTCGTTCTGACAAAGGTAATTCGGTATTTGGTCACCTGTGAGCGGGTAAGATTTACGGCTTCACGCCAGCGTGCGCCTGTGCTTAAGCATATCTTAACTACCAGTGCCAGAATTGGGTCCTGACGTTTGCAATCAGCCAGCAATTCAACAATCTGCTCATGGGTAAGCCATGCCATCTCTTTTTCTGCGATGGTGAATTTTCGCATGTTCTCCAGTGGGTTCGGATACGACCATTCGCCCAGACGGGATAGTTCGCTAAAAACACTACTTAGATAGCTTTGCTCCAGGTTAATGGTGACCGGGCTTGCTCCTTTCTTCCATTTCTCGCTGAAGTAGATCTCGCCTGTCAGGCGTTTATCTCGATAGTGGGCAAACATTTTAGAGGTGAGATCGGTTGCAAGAGGATTGCCCAGAGCGTCAACCATCAACAGCAATTTGTCATAGACATGCTGCCCAGCTGTCAGAGATTTACCATGTAGTTTGAACCATAGTTCAACCACGTCTTTCAGTGTTCGACGATCCACTGATTCACCCAGCCAGGGCTTTGCTTCGGCTTCTTCCATCGTGTGACGCTCAAAAGCCAGTGCTTCGCCTTTGGTGGCGAATTGTTTACGCACACGACGCCCACTTCGTCCGGCGGGGTAACATTCGCAAAGCCATTTCCCTGTGGTGAGTTTTCGTACTGCCATAAAAAATGCCCTCCAGTGGAGAGCATTTTTACTGTATGTATAACCAGTGTCAATGTATGATGCTTAAGGTTACATACATCATAAGTACCGATATGATTGCGGGGCCGTTATGTTATCACCTAATGAACTTAGATGAAGTGGTTGGTCATAGATTTTTAGATTACCAATTTCTATAGCAAAGGCCTTTTCTTTGCTATGAAAATATGAGTCAAAAAATTGTTTACTGATACCCGCGTATTGGCTTGTTTTTTCCCATACAATACTTGGCTTGTCTTCTATAACATCTGCAATGTCAAATTCAGCAACAACTTTACCGACAGGCATTGTTGAATAAATAACCACAGATTTTACATCCGGTTTTTTGAAAATTCCTTTTCGGAATTCAAATTTCTTTGTTCCATTAAGGATTTTTTCTACATGCTCTGGGTTAATTGACAATAATACTTTCATTGACGCCACCAAGTTTAATAATGCTATTAAACTGTTCGTTTGTTAACTTCATGATCCCCCAGTAAGCTCGCGGGGATAATCCTACTTCAGAAATAAGTTTAGCACGATTTAGTCTTTTGGGCAAAGCAAGGTTATATGTAAAGCTTATAATATATGGGTATTTTTTTGTTCTATAAAAACTTTTAAGCTCAGATTCTGTAAAAACAGAATATCTAGAACAGTAATTTAGAAATTCTTTCTCTGTAACGAAAGAGTTTATATTTCTAACTTTTTCTACTACACATAAAGAAGTAGCAACAGAACGGTAATATGCAGGCCCTTGATTATCGGATGTTCGGTATATAACGATTATATCGTTTGGCTTCATTAATTCAACATCTGACATGCCACAAATATATACTTTTCTAATGCTATTTGCATATGATACATCAGCAACAACGTCTGGTGACTCTGTAATTAATTTTGAGTCAGGGAATAAACGAGTATGAAATACGGGGTATATTGAAAGCAAGAATTTATTTTCACTGCCTCTGTTATTAATAAATGGATAATCTGACAGTATATCGCCCGTAAGAGCATTACTATTCATTTCTTTTATTAGTACTCGCTCTACACCATTTTCAGATTCTTTTACTCCAATATCTATAAAGCCATAGATTTTGAATAGTCTAATTAAGTAGTCATGTTTTTCAAAAACAGTCACATATATATTGTTAGCATTATTATCTAGAGCGTGATCGAATATTTTTTTTAAAAATCGTTGACCACGAAGAGTTCCTTTTGGATTAAATTTAAATGTTCCAACTTTTAGATGAATACCATCAGGAATATTTGGTTTTGTATCTTCAATGATACCTACTTCTGTTTTTAGATACAAAAAACCATCAATTTTATTTTGTTCATCATAAAGGACATATGCATAATCATTTGATTTACATTTAGAATGGAACCAATCAATAAACCCATGAGCATAATCGGATTTTAAAGAGTCAAAAAAAACATCAGAAAAATCTACTTGATTAAAAGGTATGTATTTTAAGTTTTCCATGTTTACAATCCTATTTTAAAATCACATGATAAGCAAATTGATTTAGTTTTAGATATGACGGCGAGTGTTTTCCCCGGAGTTTGACAATTAGTACAAACATTCCAATTTTTCGGTTTTCCATCAATCTTATATATGTTGGCTAAAATATCATCTAAAGGAAAAAATGTTTTCATCATGTCTATAATGCTTGCTGCATAGTTTTTCTTTGCCTCGGCTAATTTTTGTTCAGGCATGTTTTTATCATTTATCAAGCAATGAACCAGGTTATTAAGAGGCTCTTGATATATCTCCTCTCGAAAAATTAGAAATGCACTTAAAAAGTCTTTACGTATTTCTTTATTATTACTTTTACCTAAGTGAATTACTTTATTTCTTTCTTTGCGCAAAATATCATAAATTTCATTAAAGCGCGGTGAAAGATTTCGCCCACTGATACTTTGTGCTATTCTATGTAGTTCGGTTGCGTCTAATGTTGAACATTCGAAAAAAGATTTGTTTTTATAGCAGTCTTTTACTTCTTTTAAAAGTAAATAAACACTATGCTCAGCAATTATAGACTTTAGATATATTTCAGCAGAATTAAAGAGTATTACCAAGCCAGATTGAAAGAAACTCTCTTTTTCGGATATTAAGCGTTTCAGTCGTTGTTCTTCTGTTTCAGGTTGAGCTGGGGCTTGCAATAACTCAATGTCAGAATAAAAGTGTAAGTAGAATGTTTTAATGAAAAACTCAAGGTTCCTTTTGGCATAAAGAAGCATCTCTTCATTGTTAGGAAGGTCTGTCATTTAAATATCCTTATATATACCAAAACATTTTGCTATTACATTAATATCCGCTAATAGACATTCAAAAGTTGTACTTTCATTAGATACTTTTACTTTTGCAATTGGAATTCTGGTTAGATCTCTAACACTAAATTTTCCTTCGATTTCAACTAACCATTTTCCATCGGTTACTTCATCAAATGCTTTGTCTGCAAGATATACATTTCCTTCATCTACTATAGATATGGGTTTTTTCACCTTGCTGGGTAACATGGTTTTATCAAAAGGGAGATAATTTGTATCAAACAACATACCATTTATAACTTTTTTCCGTGTGATAGCAATAATATCGCTCTTAGCGTCTTCAAAGACAGGACCATTACCGGTTGTTAGCCACATTAATGAAGCTCCGGTTTCAAGTGCGCACTGGATGATCCAATCAGCTGGAAAGGTATCTCTCATGTAACGATTGGCTAATGTGCTTTTTGAAACACCAATGTGATCCGCTAGAGCTTGCCTTGTCTTAAATCCATAGGCGATAACTATTCGCTCGATTGCCGCTTTTCCTCCTTGATTAACCTCAATGAGGCTCTCGTTCTTTCGGTGAGTATTGTTCTCATTTGGGGATTTTGTGTCTAAAGTGAGAGAATGAATCTCCTTACCATCTTTATGGTGGTTCTGTTCTGTATTATGTGTGACAGCCTCTACTGTGTTATCGGTACCAAATGCCAACCATTCAACCGACACGCCAGTTTCCATGCTGCAGATTATGACCCAGTCGGCAGGGAAGGTATCACGAGCATATCTGTTCGCCATTGTGCTTTGGGATATCCCTAAGTGGTTACAGAATGCTTGACGTGAAGTGAAGCCATAAGCTTTCAAAATTCGGTCAATGACCTGTTGTCCTCCACGATTCTGCATGATTACAGTTTTCATTGCATCATCAACATGGCGAAATGTGATTTTGTGTGTTGACATATCCGTTTTGCGATCCTATTCTCCGATTTGTGAAGTTGAAGTCACGATTAAAACCTGCTTATCACAAGACAATAGGAGATGTTGCATCATGACCCCTAACATTTCAATAACTCTGAATACGCCACACGTCACAATTGAGCGTTATAGCGAACTTACTGGTCTTTCGATCGACACAATCAACGATATGCTGGCTGATGGTCGCATCCCTCGGCATCGTCTCCGTAAAGACAAGAAAAGAGAAAAGGTAATGATCAACCTTGCTGCTCTTACCGTTGATGCACTGACTGATTGCAATGTTGTATTCAACTAGTTCCATTTTGAGATACATCAGGGATGTCGACTATGTTTGATTACCAAGTTTCCAAACATCCACATTTTGATGAAGCCTGTCGTGCATTCGCATTGCGCCACAACCTGGTGCAACTGGCAGAACGTGCAGGCATGAATGTGCAGATTCTGCGGAACAAGCTGAACCCAGCTCAACCTCATTTATTAACCGCACCAGAAATCTGGCTGCTTACCGATCTGACTGAAGATTCAACGCTGATAGATGGTTTTCTGGCACAGATTCACTGCCTGCCATGTGTACCGATTAATGAGGTAGCAAAAGAGAAACTGCCGCATTACGTCATGAGTGCAACCGCAGAGATCGGGCGTGTTGCTGCAGGTGCGGTATCTGGCGATGTAAAAACCAGTGCAGGTCGTCGTGATGCTATCAGCAGCATTAACTCTGTAACACGACTGATGGCGCTGGCTGCTGTTTCATTGCAGGCCCGTTTACAGGCTAACCCTGCGATGGCGAGTGCAGTTGATACCGTGACTGGCCTCGGCGCCTCATTCGGTTTGCTGTGAGGTACTTATGCTGACGAAAGAACCATCATTTGCATCGCTGCTGGTAAAGCAAAGCCCGGCAATGCACTACGGTCACGGCTGGATCATGGGTGAGGATGGAAAACGCTGGCATCCATGTCATTCACAAGATGAATTGCTGTCTCAATTGACCACGAGGAAACGGAGAAAGTCAAAATGTATGCAGCGGAAAGTGAAGTGGTTTATCAGTTTCGTTACAGAGGGGAGAGTTATTCAGTACCTGAAGATGATTTGCTCTGTTGTTATCCGTCGTTGTCGGGCGATGGCAGTTACTTTTTCACGCTAAAAGATGGGACGTTTTTACGGGGAGAGCAGGTTAAAGAGACGATACGAAAAAATGTATCTCCTCTTGAACGTTACCGTAATAACAAACAACGATAGTTGCGTTTTGGGGATATGAATTATGGCAATTAATGGCGCTGCGGCGACTGTTCCATTAAGCCCCGGTGAACGCCTGAATGGACTTAATCACATTGCGGAGCTAAGGGCGAAAGTTTTTGGCCTGAATATTGAGTCAGAGCTTGAGCGGTTTATTAAAGATATGCGTGATCCACGGGATATCAATAATGAACAAAATAAACGGGCACTGGCTGCCATATTCTTTATGGCAAAAATTCCAGCTGAACGTCATAGCATCAGCATTAATGAGCTGACCACTGACGAAAAGCGGGAGCTGATTAAAGCAATGAATCATTTTCGTGCAGTGGTGAGCTTATTTCCCAGACGGCTAACCATGCCGAATTAACCAACTAATGAAATTAATGGCGTAAACCCGCCGGGCATCCCTTTATCTAAATTCAGGAGAATTGATTATGCGTAATATTGAAACCCTCACGACTAAAACCGGACCGGATGACGCAGGGCTTAATATTTTACTGACAGAGGCTCGTCTGGAAGAACGCCGGGCAAGGGCTGAAGCAATGGCAGCTCGCCTTGATAGCCTGGCGTGTCATATCTCATCCCGTCAGCTAAACCACGTGGAAGCGGCAGAACTGCTGCGTGTGACTGCTGAAGCAATCCAGAACGAAGCGCAGGAGATCCACTAATGGCTGATGCAATGGATCTCGTACAGCAGCGCGTTGAAGAAGAACGCCAGCGCCATATCCGTGCTGCCCGTGCCAAAACGCCGGGCGTGTCCCGCGTGCTTTGCGTTGAGTGTGAAGCGCCAATTCCGCCAGCACGCCGCCGTGCCATTCCGGGTGTGCAGCTTTGCATTACCTGTCAGGAAATCGCAGAGCTGAAAGGTAAACATTACAACGGAGGTGCTGTATGAGCACCATCCTGAAATGGGCGGGAAATAAAACCGCCGTAATGTCCGAACTGAAAAAACATCTTCCTGCTGGTCCGCGACTAGTTGAACCTTTCGCGGGTTCCTGTGCTGTGATGATGGAGACGGATTATCCCTGCTATCTGGTTGCGGATATTAATCCTGATTTAATCAACCTCTATAAAAAGGTTGCCGCTGATTGTGAATCGTTTATATCTCGCGCCAAAGTTTTATTTGAGATCGCAAACAGGGAGGTGGCTTATTACAACATAAGGCAGGAGTTTAATTACTCAACTGAAATTACTGATTTCATGAAAGCGGTATATTTCCTGTATCTCAATCGTCACGGTTACCGTGGGTTATGTCGCTATAACAAGAGCGGGCATTTCAACATTCCCTACGGTAATTATAAAAATCCGTATTTCCCTGAAAAAGAAATTCGCGCTTTTGCAGAAAAAGCCCAGCGAGCAACGTTTATCTGCGCCAGCTTTGATGAAACGCTGGCGATGTTGAAGGCGGGGGATGTGGTGTATTGCGATCCGCCTTATGACGGTACGTTTTCCGGCTATCACGCTGACGGCTTTACTGAAGATGACCAGTATCACCTGGCATCCGTTCTTGAACATCGGTCATCAGAAGGACATCCGGTCATTGTTTCTAACAGTGACACATCCCTGATCCGTTCGCTGTATCGCAATTTTACTCACCACTATATCAAGGTAAAACGCAGCATCGGCGTAGCAGCTGGTGAGAGTAAATCAGCAACAGAAATCATTGCTGTTTCCGGGCCGCGCTGCTGGGTGGGATTTGATTATTCGCGTGGCGTGGATAGTTCTGCCGTGTACGGAGTACGTGCATGAGCCATGCCGATATGAGCAACTGCTGCGGCTTTAACGAGGCTGCCGCATCGTTCTCATGGAACAGCCCGAAAAAGGCCATTAACCCTTATCTGGACCCGGCGGAAGTTGCGCCGGTTTCTGCGCTTTCAAACCTGATCACTCTGTACGCTGCCGATAACGAGCAGGAACAACTGCGCCGCGAGGCACTGAGTGATCAGGTCTGGGAGCGTTATTTCTTTAATGAATCCCGTGATCCTGTCCAACGCGAAATAGAGCAGGATAAGCTCATTAGCCGGGCAAAGTTGGCGCATGAGCAGCAGCGTTTTAACCCGGACATGGTCATTCTGGCAGACGTCAGCGCCCAGCCCTCCCATATCAGCAAGCCGCTGATGCAACGTATTGAATACTTCAGCAGCCTGGGCAGGCCAAAGGCTTATTCCCGCTATTTACGTGAGACGATTAAGCCATGTCTGGAACGACTGGAGCATGTACGCGACAGCCAGCTATCTGCATCTTTTCGTTTTATGGCAAGCCATGTAGGGCTGGACGGCCTGCTGATTCTGCCTGAAATGAGTCAGGATCAGGTGAAACGCCTGTCTACCCTTGTCGCTGCGCATATGAGCATGTGCCTTGATGCAGCTTGTGGTGATTTGTATGCCACCGATGACGTTAAGCCGGAAGAAATCCGCAAGACATGGGAAAAGGTGGCAGCGGAAACCCTGCGTCTGGATGTCATCCCGCCTGCGTTTGAGCAACTCCGTCGGAAAAGAAACCGCCGTAAACCCGTGCCCTATGAACTCATTCCGGGTTCGCTGGCGCGTATGTTGTGCGCCGACTGGTGGTACCGGAAATTATGGAAAATGCGTTGCGAATGGCGGGAAGAGCAGTTGCGTGCTGTCTGCCTGGTCAGCAAAAAAGCATCTCCCTATGTCAGCTATGAAGCCGTGATGCATAAACGTGAGCAGCGCCGCAAGTCACTGGAGTTTTTCCGTTCTCATGAACTGGTGAACGAAGAGGGCGACACGCTGGATATGGAAGACGTGGTATCAGTGCAGCGCGGGTGAAGGCAAAAGCCAGGAGTAACTACAGCGATCAGGGGGGATACGACGCATGATGATGGTGCTGGGATTGTACGTGGTGCCGTATCAGGAGCTGCAGTATCAACGCAGCTGGCGACATGCGGCAAACAGCCGGGTAAACCGACGTCCGTCCACGCAGTTTCTGGGACCGGACAACGACATGCTGACGCTTTCCGGTGTTCTTATGCCGGAGATAACAGGTGGCAGGCTGTCGTTGCTGGCACTGGAGCAGATGGCAGAACAGGGGAAAGCATGGCCCCTGATTGAAGGCAGCGGCACGATTTATGGCATGTATGTGATTGAGGGACTGAATCAGACTAAAACGGAGTTTTTCCGCGACGGTATGCCGCGCCGGATTGAGTTCACCCTGTCGCTCAAACGGGTGGATGAATCCCTGTCCGATATGTTCGGTGATCTCAGTGCGCAGCTGAATAATCTGCAGGGAACGGCAACATCTGCCTTAAGCGATATCAGTAAAACGGTGGGAGGGCTTCTGTCGTGAATTTCAGCTCTGAACTGCTTAACAAAGGCAACAAAACTCCGGCATTCAGCATCAGTATTGAAGGCAGGGATATCACCACTGTGCTGGACAACCGCCTGATGGGGCTTACGCTGACGGATAACCGGGGCTTTGAAGCGGACCAGCTTGATCTGGAGCTGGACGACGCTGACGGAAAAATCGTGCTGCCGCGCCGTGGTGCGGTCATTACGCTGGCGCTGGGCTGGAAGGGGCAGCCGCTTTTCCCGAAAGGGGCATTCACGGTGGACGAGATTGAACACACTGGCGCACCGGACCGCCTGACTATCCGGGCGCGAAGTGCTGATTTTCGGGAAACGCTGAATACCCGCCGTGAAAAGTCGTGGCACAAGACCACGGTCGGGGAAGTGGTGAAGGAAATAGCCGCGCGGCACAAACTGAAGATGGCACTGGGTAAAGACTTGTCGGATAAACCCGTGGAGCATATAGACCAGACCAATGAGAGTGACGCCAGTTTTTTGATGCGGCTGGCGCGCCAGTACGGTGCTATTGCGTCGGTGAAAAATGGCAATCTGTTATTCATCCGACAGGGACAGGGTAAAAGTGCCAGCGGTAAACCACTGCCGGTGATCACTATCACACGTAAGGACGGCGACAGTCACCGCTTTACCTTGGCAGATCGCGGAGCCTATACGGGCGTAATTGCCAGTTGGTTGCATACCCGCGAACCCGCGAAGAAAGAAAGCACAACGGTGAAGCGTAAGCGCAGGACTAAGAATCAGAAGAAAGAGCCGGAAGCGAAGCAGGGCGATTACCTGGTGGGTACGGATGAAAACGTGCTGGTACTTAATCGCACTTATGCCAACCGGAGCAACGCTGAACGGGCAGCGAAAATGCAGTGGGAACGCCTGCAACGCGGCGTTGCGTCATTCTCGCTACAACTGGCGGAAGGGCGGGCAGATCTCTACACGGAAATGCCTGTGAAGGTCAGTGGCTTTAAACAGCCGATAGATGATGCGGAATGGACCATTACGACTCTGACGCATACCGTCAGCCCGGATAATGGTTTTACGACCAGTCTGGAGCTTGAAGTGAGGATTGATGATTTCGAAATGGAATGATTCTTCGCAATGGAGAACTTTTAAGTTTGCAAAATGGAATAATGCGGTATCATTATTGTGAATTTAGCAAAAATGGGGAGAACTCGAAAAATGATGATTTGCCCACTGTGTGGAAGTGCCGCCCATACTCGCAGCAGTTTTCAGGTATCTTCATTGACCAAAGAGCGTTACAACCAGTGCCAGAATATTAACTGCAGCCATACTTTTGTAACCCATGAAACTTTTGTTCGTTCGATTGCAACGCCAAAAGAGTCAAATCCGGTTCAGCCGCATCCAATGAAATCAGGACAGGTGGCGCTCTCTCTTTGACGCTGCCGCCATTTTGTCGCCATCGTTAAAAAACAGTGCTTCTAACGTCATGATTTTAAAAGGCATAAACTTCAGGCAACAAAAAACCCATCAACCTTGAACCGAAATGGCGGGGTTGATGGGCTCCACAAAATGGGGACATCAAAGAAAAGCAGTGGCACTAATTAAGACTGATGCCCTGCGGAAAAGTTCTGCGGTTGTGCAAAAAAATTTCATTTTCAGGGCAACTTCAGTTTTATCCTAATCCTGGCCATACCATGACGATGATTGTCCCTGCCAGCGTCAGCAGGACGTTGGCGATTGCATAGGTGCCCGCATAGCCCAGCGCCGGGATGTTACTGCGAGCTGTATCACTGATGATCTCCATTGCCGGCGCGCAGGTACGTGCGCCCATCATTGCGCCGAACAACAGCGCGCGGTTCATTCGCAATACATAAGCACCGAACAAGAAACAGATAACCACGGGCACCAGACTGACAATCAATCCGGCAATCAACATCTGACCGCCAATCGCGCCCAGGCCGTTATTAATACCGCTACCGGCGCTCAGACCAACGCCTGCCATAAACACCATCAAGCCGAACTCTTTCACCATGCTTAATGCACCCTGCGGAATGTAACCGAAGGTCGGGTGGTTAGCACGCATAAAGCCCAGCATAATTCCGGCGAATAACAACCCGGCAGCGTTCCCCATGCCGAAACTGAATGTGCTGAACTGGAAGGTGATCATCCCGATCATCAGCCCAATAACAAAGAAGGCGCAGAATGCCAGCAGGTCAGTGACCTGGCTGTGAATCGAGATAAAGCCGATGCGATCGGCGATGGTTTTTACGCGGCGGGCATCGCCGCTGACTTGTAAAACGTCACCTTTGTTAAGCACGACGTTGTCATCTATCGGCATCTCAATCTGGCTACGAATGACGCGGTTAAGGAAGCAACCGTGATCGGTCAACTTCAGTTGTGCGAGACGTTTACCTACAGCGTTATGGTTTTTAACGACCACTTCTTCAGTGACGATACGCATGTCGAGAAGGTCACGATCGAAAACTTCTTTACCGTTACGGAAGCTGGGATCGAGTCGGGCATGGGCGTCGGGATAGCCTACCAACGCTATTTCATCGCCCATTTGTAGCACGGCATCACCGTCTGGATTTGCCAGAATCCCGTTACGTCGAATACGTTCAATGTAGCAGCCGGTTTGTCGATAAATACCCAGTTCACGCAGATTTTTGCCGTCGGTCCAGGCCACCAGTTCCGGGCCGACGCGATAGGCGCGGATCACCGGTAAATAAACCTTACGGTTGGCATCAGTGTCCAGGCCACGTTCGCGGGCGATTTGCTGGGCGCTGGTCTGTAAGTCCTGATGCTGCAATTTCGGCAAGTAACGCGCACCAACAATCAAACTCACCAGACCGATTAAATAGGTTAAGGCATACCCGAGGCTCAGATTATCCAGTGCCAGTGAGAGCTGCCTGCTTTCCATGCCGGAATGACGCAGTGTATCGCCAGCACCGACCAGAACCGGTGTCGACGTCATAGAGCCTGCTAACATACCGGCCGTCAGGCCAATATCCCAGCCAAACAGCTTACCTAACCCTAAGGCGATCACCAGCGCACTGCCAACCATCACCAGTGCTAACATTAGGTAATTTTTCCCATCGCGAAAAAAAATGGAAAAAAAGTTCGGTCCGGCTTCGACCCCGACGCAGAAAATAAACAGCATAAAGCCAAGATTAAGCGCATCGGTGTTAATGCTGAAATGTTGTTGGCCTAATAACAGCGATACGACTAAAACGCCAATGGAATTACCCAGTTGGATCGAACCAAGTCGTAACTTTCCGAGACATAGCCCAAGCGCGAGGACCACAAATAATAACAGAATGTAATTCCCATTTAACAATTCGGCGACGTTTATATTCACGGAGGCTAACTTCTTGTTTACTAGTAAGCTGTTGAAAGAAATGGTAATTTACGATAATGTTTTTTACCAGAATTCAGGGCGCAGATTCATTCAGCGCACCTAAACGATAGTAAAGCAACAATATATTTTACTAGTGTAATCACATTAGGTATCAACGGCTATATGAATTGCGTTGGCCTATATTAGCATGGAATGCGAAGCGGCTTTATCTTACTGAACGCCACACTGGCGAAAAATGTGTTCGATAGACGCAGTGTCAGGAGGAACGAGTGAAACATAAACAACGTTGGGCGGGGGCAATCTGCTGTTTTGTCCTCTTCATTGTGGTGTGCCTTTTTCTGGCGACGCACATGAAAGGCGCTTTTCGGGCTGCCGGGCATCCTGAAATCGGCTTGCTATTTTTCATTCTTCCTGGAGCAGTCGCCAGCTTCTTTTCACAGCGTAGAGAAGTCCTGAAACCTCTGTTTGGCGCAATGCTGGCGGCACCCTGTTCGATGCTCATTATGCGGCTGTTTTTTTCACCGACGCGCTCATTCTGGCAAGAGCTGGCATGGTTACTAAGCGCGGTGTTCTGGTGTGCGCTGGGGGCACTGTGTTTCTTATTTATCAGTAGTTTGTTTAAACCACAGCACAGAAAAAATCAGTAAAGCCCTCAACGCGAGGGCTTGTCAGACGATCAGGCGTCCAGATTTTCTTTCACCCATGCAGCAAAATCGGTATAGCCGCCGATATGTTGCTGATCGACAAAAATCTGCGGCACGGTTTCTACGGGTTTACCTGCCTTTTGTTGTAGATCTTCTTTAGTGATCCCTTCCGCACGAATATCTACATACTGATACTGAAAATCATCGCGTTCATTGCTCAATTTCTCAGCCAGATCTTTTGCACGCACACAGTAAGGGCAACCCGAACGACCAAAAATAACGGTTTGCAT